GAGCAGGGCGACGAAGCAATTTTGCACGAAATGGCCGACGTGTACATTCGTCTCATTGACATGTTCCAGGGGATGAGAGCGTCAGGGTGGTTGCCTTACGATGCCAGTCTTGACCAGGCAATTGCAAGCAAGATGGCCATTAATGCTGGGCGACCGCGAAAGCACGGTAACCTGGCATGACACTTGAAGACGTAATGGCACGACTCAACCCCAAGACGCTTGCCCGTGTGCATCAGGCTTCTGAGGTTATTGTTGAAAAGCAGGAGGTTCCGAGTCTCGGGCTGGATTTGGCGTTGCGTGGTGGAATTGGCTACGGTCGTCAGACTCTTGTGTGGGGGAACAAAAGCGCTGGTAAGTCTTCGTTTTGTTTGCAGTTGATTGCCAAGGCTCAAAAGGACGGCAAGGTGTGTGCAATTATTGATGCTGAGCATTCGTACGATCCGGAGTGGGCGGCTAGGCTTGGTGTGGACAATGATCAGTTGATTCACTCTCCTATTAAAACAATTGCCGACATGACGGACGTTGGTGTTGATTTGATGAGGAATGGTGTGGATTTGATTGTTGTTGATTCTATTAGTTCTTTGTTGCCGTCGTCGTACTTTAGCAAGGACGATGAACTCAAAGGATTGGATGGCACCAAGCAGATTGGTTCCGCCGCCCGTGATTTGGCCAACGCTGTGCAAATGCTCAACTACTCCAACACAAATACGGCACTGGTTTTAATTTCTCAGGTTCGCAATCAGATCAGCAGTTACGGCGCCGCAATGAAGCCAACCGGAGGACATGCGGTAATGTTCTTTAGTTCAACAAGTATCAAGTTGTGGTCAAGTCCTCGTGAGGATGCGCAGCGCATGGAAAAGCGACACGTTGGAGACAAACTGTTTAACGTTCCTGTGGCTCGTGAGGTAACGTGGACTATTGATTTTAACAAGATTGGGCCACCGACCCAGGTCGGTTCGTACATGTTTTATTACGACGGCGACGAAGTTGGCATTGACAACTATGGTGAGACAATTGTGTTGGCGGAGAAGTACGGGGTCATCTCTAAAGCGGCTTCCTGGTACATCATCTACGACGAAAAATTGCAGGGTGAGGCAAAGGCGGCACAGTATTTGCGGGACAATCCTGACGTGTTTCAGCGGGTGGTGACAGAACTCAATGGCAAACTTTAAAGACTTTTTTGGGGAGAAGTCCGAGCCAAAGCCGGAACCGGAACACATTCGTGTTTATGGATCGTTTATGTGCCAAACGTGCAACGAAACGTGTGCCTATGCTAATAAAACAAGCGACAACCATCTTGTGTGGACATGTTCTCAGGGTCACATTTCTAAGATTGTTTGGACCGCATGAGCGAAGAAGAAGAAATTAAGAGAGACGGCGGCAAGGCCCAAAAGAATTCTGGTCGGGGTAAAACACAAAAAGGTGATGCGACCATCGGCAGTTTCCTGTATGATGTAAAGGAGTATGAAAAGTCGTTCAGTGTGAGTCAGAACGTGTGGGCGAAAGTCTGTACGGACGCTTACACGGCGAACAACAAAATCCCGGCCATAAAGATTGTGTTGGGAAAAGCAAACAATAAGACGAGACTGTGGGTCATTGACGACCACACGTTTCACCTGATGAGAGAGGCATTTGAAGAGAAATATGGCTGAGTCTACGCTGGAACTAATCAGCAAAATTGATGAATTGACGGAACTGCACGAATTTTTGCAGGACGAGACAGTGGACAGGGCGTTGTCACTTGTGGTAAAATTGACAATGAGTCCCGATCTGCCGCACGCTAAGGCTCTGCCGCTCATCGTGGAGTTGCAGGCGTTGAGTGCCACGTTCGCACTACGCGCAACATATTACGCCACACTAGGGAAAGGAGCAGCGGGCACGCCGAATAACATGAAAAAGAATATCTACTACACTTTGAGTGACAGTACGGATAAGATCGTTTCAGGTTTGAAGTACATTGCCCGCCCAATCTAATGACAAGCAAAATCATGCAAGGCACAATTGCTAACAAGAAGAACGCTTTTGACGTTGTTGAATTGCAAAAGCATCTTAACGTGACTCGTCAGGCAGACTGGCGCGATTCCAGTTTCCGTAAAAAGACAACGTTCAGCCCATCAGTGATTGGTGGATTCTACGGACGGTGCTTTTCTTATGACACTGAGTTTGTTACCGACCGTGGCATTAAAAAACTTGGAGAGTGTTCCGGAGAGAAAGTTGTCGTCTGGTCAGGTTATAATGGCTGGAAACAGGCTACCGTGCAGTCATTTGGTTTTCAGAATATAGTTGAGTTACACGTGTCTAAAAATGGTGTTAAGAAAGTCATTTCAACGACCGCCGAGCATCGGTGGATTGTTGAATACGACAACCAGAAAAAGAAAAATCGTGACGTAAAGCATATTGAAACTACCAGTACGTTGCGAAAAGGTGATAAACTTTGGACTTCTGATGGCCCTAGTCTAATAAAAAAAGTGGCTCTTAGTCCAGATGGAATACGAGCAGGGTTCGTGTACGGTGATGGTCATATAGATGTAAGCACTCCGCGTTCCGGTGCCAGTGTTCGGCTCTTTGGAGGCAAAGACTTGGCCCTTGCTCAGTATTTTCAAGAGTATCGGATGACGGACGTTGAAGTATTGTCTGGCCACAATGTGCCTTCCAGGCGTGTGAGTGGACTTCCAAGAATGTATAAGTCGGCTCCATCGTATAATGAGAGCGCATCGTATCTTTATGGCTGGCTTGCTGGATATTTTGCGGCAGACGGGAACATTCATGAGAGTGGGAGTGCATCAATTTCTAGTGCAAGCCTAGAATCCATTGCTGTGATTAAAGACGTTTGTGCTATGCTGGGGCTTTCTACTGGAGCGGTATCAACTTCAAATCGGTTGGGCATTAATGGTGAATTTTCATTAATTCATACCATTGGCATTAACATCAGAAGGCTTACCCGTGACTTCTTTTTACATGAATCGCACAAAAAACACTATGATACATTAATTGCCAAGGTTCCCCGCCGTCCTGCAAAATGGGTGGTGGATGAAGTACGGTTAACAAGTAGAATAGAAGAAGTTTACTGTGTTGTGGAGCCAGAAACAGAAACATTTTCCCTGTCCGATGGAATTCTTACTAAAAATTGTTCACGATATTGGTACTATGCTTTTAACGGAGCGTACTTTGAAGAGAAGTTTAAGCCGCAGTCTGCGGCGGCTATGAACAATGGTACGTCAAGTCACGAGCGCATTCAGAAGACGTACGAACACTCTGACGTTGATGCTATTATTGAGAAGGAACTGAAATTGGACGATCCTCCCATTCGTGGTTTTGCTGACGTTATTGTTACTCTTGATGGTGTTACTGCTGTTGGTGACATTAAGACTATTAATGCTAGTGGCTACAATTATGTGGAGAACTCCATGAAGCCCAAGCCAGCGCACACACTACAGGTTCTTATTTACATGAAGATTCTTGATTTGGAACACGGGTTTCTTCACTACGAGAACAAGGACACTCATGAGGAGTTGTTTATTCCGGTAACAATGAACGCCCGTCTGAGTACGTACGTGGACGAAGTGTTTGCGTGGATGCGTGACGTTGCCGCCAACAAAGAATTGCCGAAGAGATGCTTTGCCAAGGCCGCACCCGAATGCAAATACTGTCCGCTGTCGAAAGCGTGCTGGAAAGACGAAGAGGGAGTTGTAGACCTTCCCAAGTTGAAGGTCATTAAACAGTGAGCATTTGCGCGGCGGAGGGCTGTAACAACGAGTACGAGAAATCGACACACAACAATATTTATTGTTCCCCCGAATGTTGTCGAACGGCAACAAATGCCAAGATTATGAAACGCTACTACGACAACAAGAAAAAGCGTTCGGGGGCCGTGAGACACTGTGCTTGTGGTGCGAGACTGTCCAGATACAACATGGGAGACTCTTGCAGCGCTTGTGACGCAAAGAAAAAATCAGAAGTGATGGACGACATAAGGAGAGTTTTTGGTGAATCGGATGGGAGTGATTAGTTCATTGTCGCGCATGGGTCGTTCAAGGATTTTGGGCATTGACGCCAGCACACACACGTTGGCGTTCTGCTACATGGTTGATTCTGTGCCGGTCAATTGGGGAGAACTTAAGTATTCTGATAGTACCAATCAGTTTGAACGTCTGGGGTCGGTGGAGCAAAGGGCCGGTATCATTGTGGAAAGATTCCCCGACGTTGAATTGGTAATGATTGAAGCCCCCGTAAAGGTTCGTAACATTCGTGTTGCTATTTCTCTTGCGTATTCTTACGGGATCGTTGCGGCAAAGTTTGCGAGTAAGGGAGTTCAAGTGACGGACGTTCCGCCCGTGACGTGGCAGAGATTCATTGGCAATCCGCCGTTTTCTATGGTGGAGAAAAAGAATCTGCGTGAGGATTTTCCTGCTCATTCTAAGTCTTGGTACTCAAACGAAATGCGTAAACAAAGAAAACAAAGAACAATGGACTGGGTGCGTAGCACGTACGGGATCAGTGCCCGCAACGACAATGTTTCAGACAGTTTCGGTGTGGCCTATTATGCTAGCAACCATTAGTCATTTGCATTATCATAAGCAGACTGCTATTATATAGTTATGAAGGATCATAGCAAATTCATCGGCAGGCAATACGGACACTTTACGGTGCTTGATGTTGTAAAAGCAAGGTCTGGGGCGAACCATTATGAGTTTAAGGTTGAATGTGTGTGCGGAAAACAAAGTTATTCCAGGCAGTATATGCTAGAGCATGGTAAGCATATCAGTTGCGGCTGCAAAGGCATTCCGTCATTGAGTAAGTGGGACCATTTTGGCAAATGGACTATCATTAATGATGTTAGTGGAAAGGGTGGTCGTCAGTACGAGTGCCAGTGTGAGTGTGGAAATATTAAAACTATTCAATTGAGTGATCTTGTTAGCGGTAGCAGTCGTGGGTGCCAGGGTTGTGCAAACAATAAAATTCTTGGATCAAAGCGCAAACACTACGTTCCCTACGGTAAAGTTTATGGTGCATACAAGAGAAATGCGAGAAAAGTGGGCAGGGAGTTTTCTCTCACTATCGAAGAAGCCCAGTCATTATTTACTTCTGCCTGTTACTACTGCCTTTCTGAGCCGTCAACGAGGGTCAATCAAAAGGTTGAAGAGTTGTGGTATAACGGAATTGATAGGCTAGACAATAGCATTGGATACACAAAGGAAAACTGTGTACCATGTTGTAAGTTCTGCAATTACGCTAAACACACGCGGAGCGCCAAGGAATATCAGGGTTGGTTAATGAATACAGCACTACGATTAACGGAGGCAACATGAAGATTATTAGTGAAGAAATGGAACGCAAGATGGACGAGGCACCAATGGGCGAGGCCATTACAAAGGCGTGCATGGACATTCTTGATCTGCTACTAGAGAAAAACATTGCTTACGGTAATTCCGCTCTTGAATATGATTCTATTTTTGGTAATTTAACGGCAAGGGACGCCCTCTACGCGCGCATCAACGATAAACTTGCTAGAATTAAAAACAATCAAAGTTATCAGAATGAAGGAATGCGCGATGCCATTCGTGACATTATTGGATACTTAACTCTCTTGGTAGTTCTTGATGATAACGAAATTGACTGATGATTACAGAGAGTTTCAAAATCAGTAGACACAGAAACAAATATAAGGTATAATGTAGGATCATGCCGACATATTCATATTCGTGTCCGTCGTGTGGTTCTCGTTACGAAAGAATCCTTCCGGTGGAAAAAAGGGATGAACAATCCTGCGACATATGCAATAATCAGTTGAAGCGCAAGTTTGAAGTGGGCATGGTTTATGCCCCAACGTGCGGTCGCGGTCTGGCTTAGGAGGAAACATGGCTCGTCTCAAGAAAATGAAACAGTCCAAGAAATCTATCCCACTGTACGCCAACACGGACATTCACGTGTTTTACGAATTGCCGTTTGGAAAAAAGGACGTGATCGTCCCAGGAACCATCATTAAGATTAAGAACACTCAGGGCACGTTTCGTTACATGCGCCACGCGCACAACATGGCCCTGGACAAGACATGGGTGGACACGGTGAACACAAAGACGTTCGCGTTCCATTCGTTCTACATTGGAAACATTCGTTCCATTGTTAAACCAAAAAGGAGCAGAGCCAAGAAGGATGCCTAACGAGGTAGAAGTACTAGAATACTACGACGAGATTAATAAGGTTGTCTCGTTGATGCTGCAAGGCCAACAGCCGATGGAGATTGCCAGGACTCTTGGCATGAAGCGCAAGGACGTTGTGGCGTGCATTGAAGACTGGCAGAAAATGGCCCGTAACAACAATCAAATTCAGGAGCGGGCCAAGGACGCCATTACCGGAGCCGATCAACACTACAGTATGGTGATTAACAAACTGTGGGAAACCGTGGATCAGGCGGAAACGTTGGGCGACCTGCGAATCAAAAAGGATTCGTTGGCAACAATTGCCACCGTCGAACAAAAGCGCATCGACATGCTGCAAAAGGCGGGGCTGCTGGACAATCAGGAACTCGCCGCACAAGTAGCAGAAAATGAGCGCAAGCAGAAATTGTTGACAGAGATTCTTCGCGAGGTAGCCACTGAGCATCCGGAGATTCGTCATAAGATTCTGACTAAACTGGCAAAGGTGACGGGCGAGCCAGAAGGTGTCGTCATAGAGAATGAGTGACTTCTTTGATGACGTGTTCGCCGCGTTGGACGACAACACGTTTGAAGAGATGCCGGTGGACGTTAAGACGTTCGTTGAGGGCGACAAGTATCTGAATCAGCCTCCGCTGTCGGAAATCCAGTATCACATTGTTGAGTGCATGTCCCAGATTTATTTTGAGCCTGAGTGTATTAAGATTCATGGCGAGGAAAAGGGGCGGGAGTTTTACAAAAACTACACCAAGAACGAATTGATTCTTGCTCTTGGTAAGGGTTCCGGCAAGGACTTCACTTCCACCGTCGCCGTGTCGTACATTGTGTACAAATTGTTGTGCTTGAACGATCCGGCCAGGTACTACGGAAAACCTTCCGGTGACGCCATTGACATTATGAACGTGGCCATTAACGCGCAACAGGCAAAGAACGTTTTCTTCAAGGGCTTTCGTACCAAGATTGAAAAGTCTCCTTGGTTCACCGGCAAATTCCACGCCAAGATGGATTCAATTGACTTTGATAAGTCTATTACTGTATACTCAGGACATTCTGAGCGTGAGTCGCATGAGGGATTAAACCTTTTCGCAGCCATTCTTGATGAAATCTCGGGGTTCGCCATTGAGTCCACTACGGGCCACGCGCAGGCAAAAACCGGAGACGCCATTTACAAGGCGTTCCGTGGAACGGTTGACAGCCGTTTCCCTGACATGGGCAAAGTCGTGCTGCTCTCTTTCCCCCGATTCAAAGAGGACTACATCTCCCAAAAGTATCTTGCCTGCGTCGCTGAAAAGGAAACACAAATACGCACACACAACTTTAAGATTGACACGGACCTGCCCGATGGAATTGACGGCAACGAGTTTGAAATCGAATGGGAAGAAGATCATATTATTAGTTACGCTCTTCCCAGAGTGTTCGCGTTGAAACGTCCCACGTGGGAAGTGAATCCGACCAGGCACATTGAAGATTTTAAAAACGCTTTCTACACCGATCCCCAGGACGCTTTGCAGCGCTTTGCCTGTATGCCACCGGAAGCGATCAGTGGATACTTTAAGGATCACGACAAGGTTCACAACACTTTTAGTATGCCACCGGCAATTGTTGAGGGCGGGTCTTTTCAACAGTGGTTCAAGCCAATTGAAGGCAAACGTTATTTTATGCACGTGGACCTGGCCCAGAAGCACGACCGTTGCGCCGTATCAATGGCACACGTGGACTCTTGGAAACAAAGTTCTTTCGTCATGGGCAACGAGTACCACGTGCCGGTCGTTGTTGTTGATTTTGTTTACTGGTGGACTCCGACAAAAGATAAGTCCGTCGATTTTGCTGACGTTCGCAACTTCATCGTCGGGGTAAAACAGGCGGGGTTTGATATTAGAACCGTCACGTTTGACCGTTGGCAGTCCTATGATCTTATGCAAGAATTGATCTCTCTGGGAATGGACGCGCAGCGCTTGTCCGTCGCCAAAGTACACTATGATGATTTTAAGATGGCTTTGATGGAAGACAGAGTTGTGGGTCCGGACGTGGACATTCTCATAAAAGAACTACTACAGTTGCAGGTCATCAAGGACAAGGTGGATCACCCCAGAAGCGGCGGAAAAGATTTAGCCGACGCCACCTGCGGTGCAATTTATAATGCGATCACACGCACCCCCAGAGACGATTCTGCGGAGGTTTCGATCTTCACCCTCAAGGACATTAAGCGGGCCAACCGTGAGAAGATGTACCGTCCCGATGGTGTGATCCAGGCTCCCCCAGCACAAATGCCCCAAGAGTTGCAAGATTATTTAGGAAGCATTAGAGTGATATAATGCGAACAAATTCAAGTCACACTCCGCTTGAGCCGAAGGTTCAAGTGGGAGGTAATCATGAAGTGTGGATGCTTTTTGGCAAAGTGCGCCGCCTGCGTGGCGACACTATCAGTATTAGGAATTCCATTGGCCACGTCGGCAGAAGGAGCGACAGTGACAACCGCTAGCGTAACAGATTTTGGAGCGGTGGGCGACGGAGTTACCGACGATACTCTTGCTATTAGGACCGCACTTGATTCTCTGGACCCAGGAGACACCCTGGTGTTCCCACAAGGAAAGACTTTTGTCCACACGGACACGATTACAGTGGGGAAGAACGACGTGCGACTGACAGGTGGCGGTGTAATTCTTGCCACCAACGAGCAACGCTCTATGTTCCTATTAAACAATAATAACATCCGTGTGGACAATCTTACGTTCAGGATGGGTCCGACGAGTAAGCGTTGGGTAGAGTACGAAAAGATGAAGTTGCGTCTGCGAGGATTCAGCGGTATCACTTTGACCGACGTTACGGTTGATGGTTCGGCGGCTGCGGGAATCTATGTTGGTGGAGCGTCAAACTTCTACTTTACCCGCGTCACGGTGCAAAACACCAGGGCCGACGCAATTCACATGACAGAAGGTGCCAGTTATGGGACACTGACCGATGTTGTTGTTCGTAATCCCGGCGACGACGGAATTGCTGTGGTGTCGTACAAGAACGGCAAGGACGCTCCTGTGAGGAACATCACAGTAAACAATCCGCACATGTACGGACAGACCTGGGGACGCGCGTTTGCGGTCGTCGGCGGAAACAACATCGTGTGGAACGACATTTACGCGGAAAGGTCCGCGTGCGCTACCGTGTACATTGCGGCAGAAAAAGAATGGGTCACGTACCCAGTCAATAATGTGACGGTCAATGGTGGAGTAATCAACTACGCCAACCAAAACGCCACCGTGGATCACGGCGCCATCCTGATCTACAACTCACAGGCCGGAACAACAAACAATAACATTGTTATTAAGAATGTTCGGATCAACGCGACACGGCCAACGGCGTCACGACAAATTGGTATTCTAAACAATGGCGGACTGAACAATAAGGTAACTCTTTACGGAATCACCATTGTTGGTGGACCGCGACCGTTCTACTCCAACGCCCCGCGTTCCGCGTACTCCGTGTCGGCCAGTACGTACAATGGTCGCCGGTTGTGATTTATAAAATGTTCTGGTATCATGGAGTATCATGGGCCAACGCTACGACATTGAATGCTACAAAAACGAAACGTACACGCTGACACTTGAGTACACGGACTCTCTGAACAACTCCATTACCCTTGACACCAGCGGCGGCACCCTGACAATTCGTCCGCTCAACGACAACAGTTCCACTCCTTCCGTAGCAATCACCGCACGAACAACTTCCGTTCCCGTGACAACTAGCACATTTTATTACATTGCCGCGTACCCCAACAGGGTGATTTTGTTTCTGTCGAAAGAAGACTTGAGCGGTTCCCCGTTCAGTGGTTTGACTGTGGGACAAAAATATTTTTATGACATTATTGTGAAGCGTGCGGCGGTGGCTCAAGTCACCCCCGCCTTTTATGACAGAATCATGTACGGCTACTTCACTTTGAATTCTGGTATTTCGTAATGGCTTCACAGGTTCGTATCTCTAGTCAGGGCATTGTTTCGATGCCGGATTCCGTCGTTGCCACCGCCAAATTGGCTGACGGTGCGGTGACTCCCATCAAAACGGGCGGAGGATATTCTGCACAAACAACGACGTACTCCGCCACAGCGAATGATCGCGTGATTGATTGCACTTCCGGCACTTTTCAAGTGACAATTCCTGCCGCTTCCAGCAACACGGGCAGACTGTTGACGGTAAGAAATTCTGGTTCCGGCGCAATTACTTTGGGTCGAACCGGGGCCGACACAATTGGTGGGGCAACGTCACAGGTTCTCAATGGCAAGGGGTCAATTGAGATTGTTTCTAACGGCTCTTTGTGGCTTGTGGTGCGTGGCACGTACACCGACGAAACGGTCGGCCGACGTATTTTTACTTGGGACGACGTGAATAGTAGGTTTCAGTTAACGTACGGAGACACGGGCATTCGTGTTATTACCTCTTCCACTACTCCTGGCGCTAATATGACAGTTGTGCAAGCAACAATTCGTAGGGTAAACTATCTTGTTTATGTCCAGGCCAGTGTTACTGCTGGTGCATCAAATGGCGGAGTACAAGATTTATTTACTGTTCCAACAGGATTTGCTCCCAGTGCAATTGGTGGAACGCAAGATGGGGTGTGCATTTCTGCGGATACAACACCAGAGGTTCGCGCACTATTTTTCCGTACTTCAACTTTGCAGTCTTACGGAATTACAAATGGCAAGACGTACCGATTTGTTCAGACGTTTGCCACTACTGACAATTGGCCAGCAAGTTTGCCTGGGTCCGCTTCGGGGACGATTCCTTATGGGTGATGATTTTGTTCGTGTGGCGGCACAAGGAATCGTGTCGTTGCCTGATGCTTCCGTCACCGCCGCCAAAATTGCTGACGGCGTAATCACACCAATCAAATTGACGGGTGGCTACACCGACACGGCAGTAAACTATGGCGCTTCCATTAATGATCGTGTCATTGACGCCACCGGAACCACCGCCGTAACGCTACCAACGTCGGTAGGAAACGTCGGAAGGCAGTACATTATTCGCAACAATGGTGCGGCCACGGTGACAATTGCGACCACTGGCGGTCAATTAATTGACGGCTCCGCGACTCTTGCCTTGGCAGGAAAAGGTTTTGCTGAGGTCATTGCTGACGGTTCGGGTTGGCACGTGTTGCGCGCACAGTACGCGGACGAAACAATTGGCCGACGCATGTTTAACTGGAATCACGCGTATTCAACTGGCGGCGGTTGGCAGATGACTTACTCCGACACCGGAATTCGTGATATGAACTCCGTGTATTCACCAACAAACGGCTGGGCCATTTATAATAATTATGCTCGTCTAAGGCGTGTGGGTCACGTGGTAGAATGCACACTTGATCTTAATGGTGCCACAGCAACCAATGCTCTTGTTCAGACAAATATGATTCCTACTGGCTTTAGGCCAACAACCAATCAATATTTTCCCGGCGCTTACAACAGTTCCGGTGGCGCGGTACGGCTAATGGAAATCACGACGGCTGGCACAGTCTCGGTTCTAAGTTACGGCTCCAGTTACATGTACAATCAGGTCACTTGGACGACTCAAGAGTCTTGGCCAGCCAGTTTGCCTGGTTCCGCAGTCGGTACCATTCCGCAATAACAATGTAGTATAATATTGTTATGTACGACGAACTGGCAGAGTCAATTCAAGAGTACCTGCCCCACGATGATAAGAACTACTTTGTCGTTTTTCTGGAAGAACAGTCCATGACCGTGTTTCGTTTGCCGCACAATGTTACGGAGAAGATTTATCGGGTGGAGCGGGAAGTTGAAGTGCTTGAAGTGACCACCGTCTTTTTGATTATGCTCGCTAAAATGTGTTGTGAGTTTATCAAAAAGGAAATTGTCAGTGCATAAAGGATATGCTACAATATTCTTAATAGAATAGATTGGAGTGGTACGGTTGGCAGACACTAATTTGCCGTGGTTGGTACTCGGCAGAAAGGTCATGCCGTACTCATTTGCGGTAACTTTTATTTGTATTGTGTTGACCATTGCTTTGCTCGTTACCGGGGACGACGTTGGTCACATTCTTGACAATGACGATCCGGCAAGCAGATACAATTTGATTGGTTATTCTGTTGGCATTGCCGCATTTTTTGCTGGTGTGTTTCTTTTGTCTGGCTGGTGGTTTAGGTCGGACAGGTTGATGCGTTGGGGGCTGTTGACAAGCGCCGCGATGGGTGCTGCAAGAAGTGCGTTTTTGTTTATGGACCTCGGATGGAGGCACGTTCCGGCATGGATTTCTCTGGGATTAGTATTTGCATCAGGAGGCGCGTGGCTTCTAGAACGTACCGCTGTTCACGCGCGTGGTGAGTGAGTGAATGATCAAGTATGGGCGCTGATTGTCGGGGGAATCACGGTAATCGTTTTACGAATCGTTGATTTTTATTTGCCCAAAGGATACCATTCCAAGTGGGCGCACGAACACGGGGTTCGTGAGGACGCGGACGATGAAGAGATTGAAGACGAAGAGCCGCCAAAAAAGAAGAGGGGCAAGAAAAACTAAATGCGGGGGCGTGGCAGAATGATCTATCTTGACGTGTTCGCGAGCAAACAAGAACTTGTCAATCATTTGTTGACGGAACAAAACAACGAGTGTTATTTGTGCCTGGAACCTTTTACCAAGGGTAACCCGCCAACCGTGGATCACATTTTTCCGTTGAGTCGTGGGGGCACGTGGGAACTAGAAAATCTTGCGTTGGCCCATCGTGTGTGCAATCAGCAGAAGGACAATCGTGTGTTCCATGACGACGGCACTTTGGAGCCCCGCCGCCGTTCAATCAAAAAGAGCAGGTACCACAACAGGTCGTCTAGAAACTTGTGTTGGATAGAAAACCTTGTGTGTTATAATGGGAACATCAACTTGAGAGGAAGTTTTTAATGGCTTATTCGGTAGAGCAGGGGGTTCCCGGCTGTGACGGTTTTGCTGTTGTTGCGAACAACGGCCAGGACGTAATTGCCTGCTGCGCTTCTTATGCGGAAGCACAGGATTTTATTGAGGATTTGCAGGAAGAGGCGCCAGAAATTGACGCGACCCTGAAAGACATTCCAGTGAACATTGAAGACAACACCCGCACGACTTCACACGTGTGGGGCGGATTCTTCGACCCGCGACCATGACGCCGGAACTTCCGGACAACTGGAAGATGCTTTTGGCAATTAAGAATGTGTACAGTGGCTCCGTGTCCCAGAAGGACAAGGAGCGACGGCGTAAGAAAAACAAGTCTAGTAGAAGGGCGCGGAAGAAATGAAGCGTGAATTTATTGGCGTAAATATGGAGTCGGAAACTATTGCCCTGTCGGGGCATCAAATGGTGACCGGCTCCTTTTACATTGAGGAATCTAACCGTGTAGAAATCATTGATTCCCTTGACGAGTTGCCAGAAGACATTCGCATCTTTTGGTTCAAATAATGGTATAATAGGCACATGGAACAATACGTGCTAAAAGTGACCCTGATGGTCGGAGTGGACGCTCCGTCCCCGTCCGACGCAATCGAATTGTTGCAAGACATGTTTGGTGAGGACGAACTGGAAGGGTTCGGAGTCACGTGTTACAGTTTCCACATTGATCAGGTAGACGACTAAAATTCGTTGACGATCCCGCCCGAATTTGTTATCATAGATCACATGAGAGCGATCAAACATCAAACAATAAACTTGAGCCGTAAGGACGCAAAGTATTTGGCGCTGGCTCGCAAGATTGCACAGTCTTCCGAAATGCGTACGATGCACGGGGCGGTGGTCGTCCAAGGCAATCGTGTTCTTTCGGTTGGTATTAACAAGTTTAAGAATGATCCGCATTCGATTGAAGAGGAAAAGATTCCGGATCACGGTTCCGTTCACGCGGAAGCGGACGCATTGTCCAGAGTGAAGGACACTCAGGGGGCAACGATCTACGTTGCCAGAATAAACAAACAGGGAGAGGACAGAATGTCACGTCCGTGTGACCACTGTTACGAAGCCTTGACAAAGGCGGGGATTGGAAAGATCATCTTCACGGAAGGGAAAATATGAAGACGCACGACGACGAACTGTTGTACGCTGTGAAGCGTATCAACGAGACTCTTGACAGGATTCTTTATCTGCTTGAGAAGAAGGAAATAAAGGAACGCAACATTATCCTTAAGAATAAGACAAGGTACATTCCAACCCTTGAAGGGAACGACAATGAAGACAGTTAGTCTTGGTTACAATGACGTGCATCAACTTGAGCAGTCCCGGCGCAACATGTTCTGGGACGGCTGGACTTTGGTGATTGTGGACAAGCGTGGTGACGGTTGGATGCGCCGCGACGGAATGTTCTACAATGACGCGTGGTCCACGCATCGTCGGATTGAGGTTGATTCCGATGGTCGTTGGAGGATTCCGGTCAAGTATGCCTAGTCTACTAGAGGCTCTTGGCGTGGACCCGTCAGAGTTTGAGTGGCAGGAAATTGCCACGTGTTCCCGTATTGACGATCCTGAATTGTTTTTCGGATTGTACGAGGAGGACGAGGTAATCGCGGCAAACGTGGACAACATTTGTTTGTCGTGTCCTGTCGCCCAACAGTGCCTCACGTACGGCATGGAAAACAAATCTTACGGTGTGTGGGGCGGGATTTATTTGAGCAAGGGGAAGATTGACGATCACCGCAACTCTCACAAGACCGAAAAGATTTGGGAAAGGTTGGACAAGATACATGGTTAGGGAAACAAAATACACTCCGCAGATGAGAAAGGCGGTTCAGGCTTTGGCTTCAAGAAAGCCGTACCGTGGACTCATGTACGGAATTGTTGAGTATCCTAATATGTTGTGCATTAGGGTGTGGGAAAACAACATTATGTCTTTCAGCGTGGATCAACGCGTTAATATTATTGAGTGGCTTGAAACTATGCGCGCCGCTATCAAGATGTTTGGCGTAGATTGCGAGTTGGAAGGACGCCCAGGTGACCCACCACCCCGCCAACCCCGGTGAATTTAAAGAGTATCCGGTTATTTATTTGAAAAGTGAGGGCGTGTTTGCTATCATTATTAGTTACGGCGCCTTCTTTTCTATGGTAAAATACTACAAGGATGGGATTTCCTACGAGACGATAGTGGAGAACACACAGTTATGACAGAAGCAATGACCTGTAGTTCGTGTAACAAAAGTAAGGCCAGCGTTGTTGTGAAGAGTTCTTCATTACTTCCCGGTATGACCATTTATTTGTGCAGTACTTGTGCGGAACACAAGTACGAGCCTCGCTGGATTGTTATTCTTGCCGCCAGAACGTACGGCATTGCCAAGGTGCGGGACATTATACTGAAAGACAGGTATCTTGGCAACAGAATTTCTGCCAACGAAATTCTTAAGTAATCGTGGCCTGTCCCGCCCGCTTCCGGTAGACTAAACGTATTAGTCAAACAGATGGAGGAATGATGGACGACATTGACTTGTTCGTGCTAAAGAATGATATGCTAAAATTCTTAGACGACTTGGCAAAAGATTTGGACGACGAGGCGAGCATCGTGCTTGACGCGCTGCTAATCCAAAAGTGCCTCATGAATTTAGTGGAGGAGGCGCCGGATGTGGCATACAGCGATGATGTTTTACAAATTGCAGAAGCAACTAACAGAATCCTACACGCTGTTCCGGAAGATTCTTTCAACAAAGGCTCTTACATTGCCAACCAAATCGAAGAATTTACAGAGTCGGTCAGGAGACACTATGGATGAGTTAGAACAAGAGATTAATAGTATTGCGGAAGAGATGGATCATTCGGCTATTGCCGCCGACATTATTGAGGGACGGTCCCCAGAGTCGGTAATCATTTTTTCCGCCACCGTCATACTCGCACTAATTAATGACGCGGGCAGGATGCTGTCAGAGGGCAAAGACCCGACAGTGCTGCTTGAGGGTGCGGCCAGTTTCGCCGGTATCATCATGCACCAAGTTCCGGAAGAGTTTTACGCGGAAGCGCTGGACGCCCTGCAATACCTTGACAATGCGGTCAACATGACCAGCGACTTTCATGAGTAAAAAGCGTCGGGACCAAATAGCCAAAGACATTCCGGTCAAAATCAGCACAAAAACAAAGACGGGATGGTGTCTGACAGGGTACCATAAGACTTGTCCGACAAAGCACAGGTTCGCAGAGTGCGCCTGTCAGTGTCACAAGAAGAGAAAAAGAGGGAGACCAAAGAAAAATGTATCTGGTTCCGCGCCAAAGCGCACACGAGGTCATTCAGTTTAACAAACACAACGTTAAAGAGATTAGAAAGTTCGTTCAGAAACGATCATCGGTTTCCGTTGTTGATGTTATTAACGGCAAACTGTACGTCAACAGTGAAGGTCAGCAGTTTGATTTGGAGCCGGGAGACTATGTACTATTTGATGGTATTAGAATCTTTGCTTTGCCAAGAAGAAAAATCGCCAAGTACTACAATTTGGAAGGGGTTTACCGATGAGTGCAGAACGAACGGTGGCGTACCTGCGAGAAAAGGGACAGCGCTATCTTTACCAGGCACAGCAGGACGATGACGCCGAGTTGTTGGAGAGAGCCAAGACGTATTTGCGGTTTGCGGACGAGTTGCAGGAGCGTTTAAAGAACTTTGTGGTATAATTAGTGAAGGCGTGATCGCCTACTAATACACTCAAAGGGAGTTTTACATTTGTTCACCAAGGATTTTTGGAAGCGCACCGCTGAACGTGCGATTAAAACGTTTGTTCAGACACTACTAGGAACTGGTATTATCGCCACCGCCGCTGGTGCCACAGCAGATCAGTGGAAGGCCGCTGGCGCTGCCGTAGCAATTGCAACGGTACTGTCAGTAATCACCAGCATTGCCGGTATTAACATCGGTGACGTTGGTACGCCAAGCCTTGTCAAGCAGCCCGCGAACGGTTTGCCGGATGAGGTTCCGACCGACGTTGAGGTTGCTCAGCAGCCGAACGTTCAGGACGCAGCGGATCGTGCCGCCATCACTGATTACCTAGCGACAGAGGGTAACCCAAATGGTAGCGACGCCTGATAGCGTCCTTGCCGAAGCGGCAAGATGGTTGGGATACGAGGAGTCCAGCGATGGTGGAGAGTACACCTTTTCGCCAGAGGGAGGCTTTGGAAGCGATGCCCAGTGGTGCGGTTTGTTCCAAGAACACAATTTCCGCAGTCAGGGCGCCGAGCCAGGGGGATCAGTAATTCCCCGTCTGTACTACACTCCGTCAGCGGCCCAGGACTTTGCTGATCGTGGGCGGTGGTTCTTTGAGCCGCAGCGTGCGGATTTGGTGCTTTTTAATTGGGAAGGCTACGGTCTAAATTCTGGTATTGGTCTAATTGATCACATTGGAATTGTGGAAGACGCCAGCACGTGGGGCGCCGGATACGTCACAACAATTGAGGGCAACATTTATAATTCTAATGGTGTCCCGGCCGTTGGTCGTTTCCAGCGTTCAGTCGATGTGATTAGTGGTTTTGGTAGGCCAGCGTGGACGAGTGTTGCTCC